AGAAATCAATTTTTAATAAATCATTCTCAATATATCCATGATAAGTTCCCATACCAGTACGAGTTACATATCCTTCAGTTATATTCGTCGATAATCGGCCATATTCCATTAGATCAACAGTAGTCCCATCATGAATAATATTGAATTGATTAAATTCAAATTCTTCATAATTAATATCAGGATTAATTGATACCATTACATGAGCAGACCTATAAGTACTTGCAATACCTACAATTGTTGTAGTACCAATACCAACACCAATTGATACACTTTCAGTATCAACGATTGAAGGTCCAACTACAGTACTTCCAGTGCTTAATGTATTATCATCCAAATTAAAGGAAAGGCTAGAAATCCAATAATCATTAACAGAGAATTTTACGGGATACCATCTTAATTCACCTAAACTACCAGAAATTGCAAAATCAAAATCACCTTGATTATAAACAGTGTCTATTTTTCCATATTGGTTAAGATAACCAAAATCATTATCATGAACAATGTCAACAATAGTTAATTGTCTTTGTGCAGTAAATCTCTTATCCTTTACATAAAGGAAATACTTTAATGCTCTTCTTTCTGCTAAAGTCCAAGAAGCAACTGTCGTAAATTTAGTAGATCTTGGATTACTATTAAATGTACCACTAAAGTCATCGATAGAAACTACCCTATTACCAATAGATTCTTGGAAATCTTGTAAAATTCTACTTGAGAAAGTTACTTCAGTAGAAACCGTATCATTACCAATAGTCAATACATTTTCCGAAGCAAGATCAAAATCTTGTACACAATTTAAATTAACAGTTGACTGTAATTCATTTACTATAGTATAAGCTGACAATTCAGTTGATAAACCAACTTTTAATGAATCTTTATCATCAGGAGTAGACTCTAATTGATAATCACCAAATTTCTTAAATCCAATAGTGTGAGCTAATGTAGAAACTGGATCATCCCAAACATCATAATCTATCCTAGAACTTAATGAGTATGATAAATTCTGATAATAATCACTATCTTGGAATCTTTGAAGAGTTCTATTAAAGAATCCAGATTCTGTTTCCCAACCACCTTCAACTCTAGCAGTTGCTGCCAATTTAATATACGCATCAAATGATTTTATAGATGTAGCAGTTCCTTGAACACCAGAAGCACCACCAACTATAATATCACCAACTACAAAATCCTTCTGTGCAGATATTCTCAAAATACCTGTATTTGGTTCCCAATATTGAACTTCACCTGTTGTACTACTGATAGAACCAGTAACAGTTTCTCCAGTTACATAATCATTCGATTTTGTAAGTTTAACATCAAATCTTGGGAAATATTTCTGGGGAACAACTCTTCCTGCAGAGTTAACAAAGTCATAAGTTCCTGGAGTTAACTCAGGTGCTAAATCTCCAAAGAAATCTGTAAGGTTATAAGTAATACTTCCAATACCACCTAAATTAGCATCAACCTCAGTAAGATTGAATAGTTTATAATCATATTCAGAGGAATTATATCCTCTTGCAGTTGTTCCTATACCTACACTAATACCCTCAACATAAACCAAATCTCCAACTTCAAATGGGAAGCTATTTGCAGTGCTAAATCCAGTAGCAAGAGTAATAGTTACATTCTTACTAACTGTATTAAACCCAACAGTGCTAATACCAACTCCATTAGAGTTTTTGAGAGGTATAACAGTAGGTGGTGAATCATGAATACCAAAGGTATTCTTTAAAATTTCAACGTTAGGATTACCTAATGTATATTTTAAATCAAGATCAAAAACTGGTTTATTTGTAAATCCATCAATAACCAAAAGTTCTGGTGCAGAAATATAACCCACACCAAATGAAGTGATACCAACAGATTCAACTGATTTAAGAGCATCAAGTTGAATAACTTGAGGTAATGAAGCACTTGGCATCAAAGTTGGGTCAGATGGGAAATTATATCCAATATCTCTAAGTGTTGTAGATTTAATTTTTCCAATAGAAGTACTAACACCCGAAATGATTGCATCAGTTCCTTCTGCACTATTGATTGTATTAATACCTGGAAGAGCATAATAATTTACTCCAGGATTCCTAATTTCAAATTCTGATATTTCACCAAATGCATTTACACTATTAGTTTCATAAGTTAAATCAGATAAAGTTCCATAAGATGATTTTTCAGGTGTTGTTGGTAGAGTATATGTAAATTCGTTTGTAGAAGCAACAGTAATAGTTTGTGTACCATTATACAAACTATCAAGAATGGTTACTTGACTTCCAGAAATAACTTCATCATCTATTATAACTTCTTTCTTAACATCAGGAAGATTGCTATCATAGATAGGATCTAATTTATAGAATAATTCGGTAGGAATATCTTTTGTTACTGTTAAAGTAACGTTAGCATCTGTGGTTATACCAGGAGCTCCATTTCTTACAACATTAAAATCTTTTGTTAAAGTTGAAGTATCCCAAATTTTAGTGAAATTCTCATCTTTATAGAAATTTAAATTAAATGCAGAATAAGTAGTTGCTTGATTTACATAAGATAATGATGAATCAGAAACATCAAAAACAGCACTACAATCTTTATATAATCTTATTTCGGGATTTATTGGATTAATAGTACCTATAGAACTGCTAGTAATTCCAACAATTTTTGGTTTTGCTTGATTTGCATCATAATAGGTATCTGCTAATTTAAACGTATTGGTATCAAATACCACAATATAATATATTTGATTATCAGTTAAACCACCACAGGGAATAGATGAAGTATGAATAACTTTATCACCAGTTAAATATCCATGATTGGATATAGTTATAGCATTAGTCGTTGTGTTTACACCTGCTGCTATAAATGATTTTGGATCAATTACTAGTTTTCTATTATAATCATTATACTTAACTACTATAGTCGTGGATATACCAGGACTAACATTTATATCCACCAGATCATTATTTAATAATCCATGAGTCTCTCCAGTAGAAACAGTAGCTGTTACTCTATTAACTTCACCAGTAATTACCTCATAATTTGTTTTAAGACTGTGATATACTCCAGTTCCTATTCCAGCAAAGAAGAACGTTGTACTGTCTCTCTGTGTGCTTGCAATGCCCACAAAAGTACCAGTGGTACCTAAACCTACCCTACAAGTAGATAATCCAATTATGTCTTCATTAATAACTGCAACAAAAAGATCTTGATTGTTAGTTAATGTTGTAATTCCAGAAGCAGCACCTGCTTTACCATCTTCCCAAATAGTAATACCTGTTCCATTTCCTGGAGAATATGTTAGTTTATCTCCAGTTTTCAACTCATGATTTGGAACATACATTTCCTTTGGATAAACAAATAAGTTAGTTAAACCAACACCAGGATTAGAAAATACAAGAGTACTTCCCATTCCAACAGCAGAAAATGTATTTACACCAACAGACTCCTTTGGTTCAAAGTAAATTTGTTTGTTTCTACGATATTGATAAGTTGAAGTAAAACCAGAATTAATTGTAAGTTTTCTAGGATGTTCAAGGAGCTCAGTTGTAATAGTATGAGAAACTCCTGTTACACCATTAACTCCTCTAAGAACCCTAATTCTTGATAAATGTGGTTCTACATTTAATACTTTTACTGTCTCTGTGCCAATTCCTAAAATATCATTTGATCTAATAGTTGGGAATGTTAAATCACCCCAAACATCAAAATGAGTAACTATTCCAGTAGCACCATCTGTTCCGATAGCAACAGCAGTAGTTCCTACTCCAGCTAAGTATAACTTATTAGAACTAATACCAACACTATAAGTTCCTTCTAAATTTGAAGAAGTTGTTGATAATCCAGTAACATTAATAATATCACGATTAATCCATAGAAGAGGTTCATCTGCTATAGCAGTGTATTGTCCCTTTTGAGGACCAGGATAAAACTCAAGACCCGTTATCGTACTTGTAGCAGCACTTACACTAGTGACATCCTTACCAACCAATAATGAAACTTGAGCAGATGCTTTACCACCACTTGTACGAGAATTGTTAAATATAACTTTATCACCTACTCTATAATTTTTTCCACCTGTAGTAATTCCAATACTTTGAATAGCTCCTGGTTGGGTACCTTTAATATCAATAGTTTGTAATAAACTATTAGGAATAGGCATATAAGGATATCTAACATCACCTTCAATTAAATTATATGGTGCTGTATTTCTATACCAATTTGATTCTTCTAAAGTATAATCATCCTGATTAGAGAATTGAGTAAAATTGAATTCTTCAGGAGTTGACTGATATTTATCACCTATCAAATATGGGAAAGATGGTAATTTATAACTATTAAATTGACCACCTTGTTCAGCACCACTATTGCTTAGAGTTGCAAAATAAGCATAAACTCCATTAGGGAATTGTGGGGTTATACAAAATCTTCCATTATTAGCATCTAAGTATGTTTCATCAGTTCTTTCTTTAAATGTAAAGTCTTCAACAAAAAATCCTGGTCCATAAGATGTTAAAGGTGGTCTATTTTCTTTAAGAGCTGCTTCTTCAACATATCCAGATTTCATCTGAACTACAGATCCACCTTCCCTCTTAACATACCCATAAGGACCATAAATTGGATTTCCATCATATGCCCATCCAATAATTGGAGAATGGTCTGCAGACTCAACTTCTTGACCATTAATTCTCTTCAAATCAGGTTGTCCATATAATGAAGTTCCCTCTTGATTAGTAGCATATAAACCTTCTCTTAGTTTTCTAGGAGCATATAAATGAGTATATTGAAGACCATATTTCTTGTTTAATCCATTTACAATAATACCATCATCTGAGGTTACCTGTTCTCCTTGATAATATTTTTCAAATAAATTAATAGTCCATTGTTGAACATTAGGACGAAGTTTTATTCCTGAACCAGGTGAAAGAACATCTATCGATGTAGCATCTTTTGTAAATCCAATTCCTTTTTGTAAGACTTTAACTTCTTGTAAAAGATATGTCGCACTTGTTCCAATTCCGACAGTTTTAAGAACGGGAGTTAATACTGCACCTTCTCCATCACCATTTATTTGAAGATCTGGAGGCGCAATATAATCTTTACCTTTATTTTCTACAATAACTTCAGTAATAGATCCGTTATGAATAATAGGTGTTAATTGAGCATCAGTACCAGAGGATAGACTTACATCTGGTTGTCTATTGAAATTAATGATCTCTGATGAACCATATCCAACACCTTTATCAGCAAGATGAATTGATGTTACTTCTCCTCTAAATATTGGTTGAATTTTAGCTTCAAAAGTCTCTGCACCCACAGATGTTACACCTACATTACCAGTTATAGATACAGCAATCTCAGGATAATTGAATTGATGTGTTCCAACACCAATACTATCTAATGGACGATATTGTTTTGTTCTATAATAAAAATCACTAGCAGTAGTTCCAACACCAACACTTGTTAATTTAAAGTTATCTTTATCAACAAAACAAACATAATAATCAGTAGCAGTTGTCAATCCAGTAATAGGAGTTCCTGTGCATGTATAATTAATAATTTCTCCATCTTTATAATCATGATTTACAATTTTTATTTGATTTAAAGATGTAGTAATACCTGCAGGTTGAACGGTTCTCTTTTTATTTTCATAACCTGTTCCAGAATTAATTACATTAATAGATTCAATTATTGATTTTTTACTAGTAGCTTTTATAAATTGTGTTCCTGAACCACGAGAGGTTAAAACAACTGTATTGATACCTGCAAGAGCACCAGCCTCTGTAGTATGAAGTCTTATTGTAGTGCCTCCAGAACCGACTACAGAGGCATGGTAAGTGGCACTAGTAGTCAAACCACCTACCGACTCCTGATTATCTGTTACATAGATAACTTTCTCACCATTAGCAAATTTATGGTAAGTACTAAATCCAATTGTAGATGGTAAAGTCCCTGTTGTTCCTAATCCTACTTTTTCTGAAGATGCAGTAAAAGGAATAGAATGATCTATTTGCTGCATGTTTATTTCAGCAAAAGCATCTTGTCCATTTCCACCAGTAATTTTTATTGTAGGTTTTTCTTCATATGCAAAACCAGGATCTATAATTCTAATACTCTTTAATGATCCCTTGACAGCAACAAATCCTGTAGCACCTGTTCCTACATTATCAGTTATTTTAGTAATAGGAGGATTGATTACATCATAATCAGATCCTGGAGCAAGGACATCTATGCTTTGTAATTGTCCATAATAAACTTTTTCATAAGATTTGTAATTTAAAATTTCTACACCATTCACCAATATACCAGTAGATCCAGGAGTAGTTTCAGAAACTGTTCCTGTATTGATAGGTGGTGTAATTACTCTTGCTAATTTCTGCGATTGTAATGTTTCACCATGAAAACTAAAAGGTTCAATTCTATTATCTGTAGCAACACCTGTTCTTGTACCATCATTATCAAGGTTTATAAAGTTTCCATTATAAAGATCTGGTCTACTTTTTGCTAATTTAATTTTATTAGCATCTACTCTTTGAACGAAATAAAGACCTTCATCTGTTAAAGATGATTTAATAACAAAATTATCAAGTTTAGTCCCACTGGTGGGGTCTACATACACATCATTAACTATCTGTGGTGTATAATAAACAGCATCTCCAGTATAGAATCCATGATCAAATATAGGAACTCCAACTGGAGTAGTGGCATCAGCAATTATATCCCAAGTATCCCCACTAAAGTTTCCATTAAATATAATTCTATTCGCATTTACACCAAGAGATGATGAATCATATGATGGAATAGATGGGGATGTGATTAATAGTTTTTTTGTTTTTCTTTCTTCATAAACATTTTGAACATCTGAAGAAAATCTTGCAGCTTCAGGGAAGTTAAGAGCATTTACTTTAGAAAGTTTTCTTTCAATTACATATGGATTATCATCCAAATAAGCAGTAACATCAATTTCTCCCTGCTCTTTTAATATAAAAGATTTTGAAGAAGTAATTTGACTTATAATAGAAGCAGGAAGAGAAGTCTTTTCCCCCTGAGAACGAGAAATAACAGCTCTATCTCCAACTTTAAATTCATGATCAACGTCAGTAAAGACTTCATAAGTAAAGTCTGAAACGTCAATCAATCCTATTTTTTTGACTTTATAAGTTGGTGAAACATTATATGACCAACCACTCAATTTATATCCAGTATCACCAATTCCTAAAGTTTTAATTTTTATATCATCACCATTCCCATAAAGACAATTATCAGATGAATATTCAACACCATTAATAACATTGGTAATTCTTACCTCAATTGTTTCATCTGGATCAACAACAGAAGCTCCATATGCAAATGTATTAATACCAACTATTGCTGCACTATCAATGGTTTTACCAATTCCACTTAAACCAAAGAATTGAGTTAAATTTTTGGAAGTGTATGAACTTATTCCTACAGTATTATCACTATACCTAAAATGCAATTCACCTTCTGTTGCAAATCCAACTGTAGAGTCAACATCAAAGATAGTAGAACCTGCTGAAATTCCACCAACTAATCTAGTTCTTGGCGAAACCTCAAATGTACCATAAGTAGCACCTTCTACCCTTGAATCTCTGTTATATCCTGCATCTACACTAAACTTGTAATAAGTTTCTCCAACACCAACGGCAATTTTTTCTACATGAGTTATAGGAGCATATGCTTTATCAATATTATCACCATATTCATCTTGGAACAAAGTAGATAATTCCAAATTCATGGGATCACCTTCAATTGCTTGAACTACAAAATCTCTAGTGACTTTATAATTAGCATTAGATGGAGTAAAGAGAAAATCACGAGGTCTTATGATATTCACATCCTCATTATATAAAGCTTTGAATAAAATCTCAAAACCCCTATCAGTTCCCTTACTTAAATAGAAATCCTTTGATTGTTTTATAAAAACTTCTTGATCCAAATCAGAAGTAAGTTGTCTTCCCTCTAAACCTGGCGTAATTTGATATTTTGTCTTCTTTAAAAATTCCTTAAGGAACAGACAACTTAAATTTTCTATTGTCGATCCTTTAGCATGTTCATCAGCATCTGTAGTTTCAAAAACTAACTCCTCAGAACTAGTTGCACTCTTATAGGAGGTGATACCACTAAATCCTCTAATACAACCAGTAAATCCAAAAGTTGTTATTCCAGTATATGTAATAATCTCATCATTAATTTTTAACAACCCATAAGAATCTGGAAAACCCAGAGTTCCTGTAGGGAAGTTCTGCATATCAACATCAATCGCATCACTTGAAATACCAACTGTTGCACCTAATCCAACAGAGTATGTGAGATTAGTGAGATTATCTACTTTTACATATTGATCAATATTATTAATCAGATCAATAGGACCACCTTCATATTCTTGTCCTTGATAATAAGATTTTAAAAATTCAGCAACTAATGGATAGTCTGACTTTACATATCCAGGTAATTGGTTCTGGACTATGTTATTAAACTGTACTCTTTTTGTTGTCATTTTATAGTCTTTCTATCTTAGTAGGATGAAGCTGCTGATGTAGATGATGTAGAACTACCACCTGTAGTAGTTGTTGTGGTTGATGTGCTTGGAACCGAAGTTGTTCGTGTAGTTGTTGAAGTATTACGTCCACCAGAACGAACTAAATTGCCATTAGCATAACTGGTAGATGTAATGTAATTAGAACCAGAAGGATCTAATCCTGAAGATATTTCATCAACTACGGTTTCAAATGTGCTGTTATTAATATCTAGTTGTAAATAAAGATCCTGTAATCCAATAACATCATTGGAAAGAGGACATGCTGAAATCTCAATAACAGTTTGACCATCTTTAATCATTCCAGATTGTATATTAACTGGATTTATAGTAATAATTCCATCTTTATAATTTATGCTCCCAACATTTCTTCTAATAATAGTAGGAGATTGAGATGCTTCTGATGGAACAGTGAAGAAGAACAATGATCCAGTAATTCTATTTGTGTTAGGAATATCAGATATATACACATCATCCATAATTCCAGCAACTCTAAATGCTGATGATTTAATATTATATCCACTCATACTCTTAATATGGAATTCATTTCCAAAACCAATTTGATATTCTGCAAATGCATTTAACACTGCTCTCAAATCTCTTCTAATATAAACTGTCGTAATATTAGATGTTATAGATTCATTACTTTGGTCAATAATATTTAAAAACTTACTATACTTAAATCTAGCACCATATTTATTCATTTCAGAAGATTCTGCATACTTAGTAGAATTATTTTGAACTAATGAAGAAACATATGCTGCTGAAGGTGCGAGATTAGTGTTATAATAGATTTTTGAGTTAACTTCAATATAAAGATACTTCAAATCAAGTATTTCAGGGATAATTCCTGCCACGGCATACTTTTTAAGCTTTAATTTAATCTGTTCTTTGATAAGATTAGGTAAAAAATCACCAGTTTTTGGTTTTATACTAATAAAGACCTTTCCAAACTGAGGAGGAATTAAATCTTCCCCTCCAAAAACGGAAATTGACTCAGTTTCGGGATAAATTCTTGATGGAATCAAAGATTCATAGTCATTTGAGGTTACTGCTCTGTTTTGAGACGAATAAATCCTTGGAGCAAACTTTCTAACCGATTCTACAGACTCAATTGTCTCTCCACCCGATGCAGTCAGTCCTGTAGTCATTAAAGAGATGCCAGAACTGATAGTATATGATTGAGCATTACGTGTATACTCAATTCTACCTGCAAAATTAAAAGAACTTAGTCCATTTGCTGCATCACCATTAGAAGTGATGTAATTTATTGTAATAAAGTTACCATCTTCAAGATCTTTTCCAAAAATACCGTCTCCAAAGAATATTTGATATCTTTCATCTTCAATTTCTTGTAAATAGTAAACTTTTGAGTCAGAATTTACGTCAAAAAGACTATTTTGAATGCTATATTTGGTTTCTGTCGTAGATGCTTCGTTCGGACGTACAGAAACAGTAATTAAATCAGTATCAACTCCAATATTTGGTAAAATAAACTTTTGATTTGGAATTCTGGATGAATATGTAAAGGTTTGAGTTAAAAGTGTACCTTCAAAAACCTCAACATCGTTAAATTCTGCAATTCCGTTGAAAACTGGAACCGTAATATCACTTAAAATTGAAAAAACGAACGATTGACCACCAAAAGGACTTGATGATGCTGCCACTGGACCCTTTTTAAGGGTTAATGAAGCAGGTGAAGGTGTAATTCCCTCAGTATTCACAAAGAAGGTTACTGTTGCCCTTGCTGCTTGCCTTGGACGGGGTACATAACCTATGTTTCTTGCTAAAGATATGACATTTTCTCTTAAAGTTGCTGTATCAATGAACACCTCATTGGTGATCATGTTAGCATTGTATGATGTAATGTAGGTATTATATGCCAGAACATCCAAAATAGTCGAAAGATTAGATCCCTCAAAGTCATAATCGGTAAACTCTGAGTTAGATTTTAAATAATCTTTTAAAGTTGTCTTAACCTCATCAAAATCGAGGTTACTAAAGTTGGCTAATGGCATTTTTATCTACTTGATTGCAAAACAAATTGTAATTCTTGTGTTGGAATGTTCCTTCCTACTATTTCATATGTTATAGTTAGGTCAAAACTGTTGTTTTCATAGTCTGGAAATGCTTCCACATTATTCAACTTAACTCTATCTTCATTATTTTCGATAGATTCACGAATTTCGTCAACAATAATGGTTGCAGTAATGTCATCTATGTTGTCAAATAGGGAGTCAGTGATCCTAGAACCAAAAGATGAGTCAAAAAACTTCTCTCCAGGTAATGTAAATACAATATTTCGTATAGAGCGAGCAATTGCATTCTCATTTTTGAGTGCAATAAGATCATTATTCAGGGGATTTGCCTGAAATGTCATGCTAATGTCTTTAAATCCTTGACTAACCCGTTCTAGAGGCACTATATTACAGCAATTATTGTTTATTTATTAAGGATTGCAAACTAAAATTCTGTCAGCGTCATCATATCTGACTCATAGTCTAATCCATCCTCTTCAAAATCCCCAAAAATCTCACTTTGGACTAAATCATCACGTTTTTTAGGTGTAAGACGGTCATGTGATACCTCTCTTAGCATTTTTTTCTTGGAATTTTCCATAATTTTGGTATGTTTTTACTATTTAACATAAAAAAAGGAGGGACTTAACCCTCCTTCATCATTTTCCTTGTCCTCGGTATGCTTTTTTTGCTTTATTTCGAGACGTTGCGGATAGTAGTGTTCTAGCCGAGCGTCCTTGACGAGTTTTTTTCGGACGAGGGATCTTATAATTCCCATCTTTCGTCACAGTCATCATTGGCATTACCTAAATTCCCCCAATTTACACAATTTAGCATTTACGGATTCGGGAGTTGCTTTCACACGATACTCAACGTCATCTTTACGAGAGAGTTGGGTGAGGAGTTCTGCAACTTTATCCCATTTACTAGAGTAACTCATCAAATTACCCTAGTTTTTTCATGCCCTACACGTATGCGAGGGTCGCACCATGTCTCAATACCCATTTCTTTTGCATCAAGGCAGAAAGACACGTCCTCACCACACATGTCCTGAACTGCACCTGACTCAAAAACTTGCATCTTAGGAGCAAACCAAGGATATTCCATATCTTCAAATACACCCTTCTTAATCAAGACCCATCCAAAACCTGTATAATCGACTGTGAAAGGCTTGTTGCGTTTGCCCATTGATTCAACAGTCTCGTGATTCATAACTCCCCCGTTCTTACGGAAGTCTTCCTCTTCTAGCCAGTGAGCAACTGAGGTAGTATGTCCATCCTCTGTAGCATACCAACCTGCTGCGATCTTCTTCTCTTCACCTTCAGCAGGAATGGCAAGATCAGCAAGTTGCCAGAACTTCTCTGCATTAAACACAATATCATTATCAATCCATAACTGATAATCATACTGTAACTTACCGTCCCAAGGTTTTTGATCAGCACCACGAAGAACATTTGCACCTAATACTTTACATCGTGCAAAGTTAACCATAGATGAGTAGTCTTGTGATATCTGTATACTCATTCCTGACTGTACCATGTCAAATGACAATTGTACGAAATTCTTTAAGAAGGTATATGAACAACTTCTACCAGGTAAGCAGAATACTATAGTCTTTCCTTTCCATCTCTCCTTGATTGCAGGAATATCCCACTTAGGTGTTTCCTTCGTAGGTGCCTTTGCTTTAACTGTAAATCCTTTTGCCATAACCTTTTAGTTACCTTCATTTCAATTATAGAGTAATATTATGTATATGTCAATATTTTTTATCTGAATGTGATAACCGTATTAATAAGAATCTTCCCCTGCAGGTTCTGGTGAAATTCTAATCGGACCTCCCACTCCTACTGTGGGTGCCGCCTTCTCATAACTTAAATCCTCTGATGTATAATCTGTCTTGAGCAACCCTACCATAACATTGAGCAATTCCCATGTCTCCTCAAACTCTTCCTGTTTTAAATTATGGTATATACACCGATCCTTCACGTAAATATGATATGTTGTTGTATAATCTTCTATAGGCATTTTTCCTGTGGGGGATTTTTTTATATATGAAACCTAAAAAAGGTCAAAAAATTTTTTCGTGATTTTTTTATATACATCTCGATCTGTCACCTCTGTAGGTTAGAAAGGTTCCTTTTTTTATAAACGCAACGCCCGCATCGGGCATAACACCGAGGGGGCAAAAACACTGTCAATAACTGTTATAAACCATTATAATATTACACGAGGTTTATGTCAACAACTGTGTAACCACTATGTAACATAAACCCCACGCATATTCGCACAGTTAAGTTATAAGAACTGT